CTTTTTCAAATTCAATACATTAGCTATAATAGTAGCTGTAGTCGTTGATGTATTACTCCAATCACTAATTGAACCAACATTTTTGTCTGGGAAGGTAGGTATGCTATATAAAATTTTATCATCAAAAACAGTCTTATCTGCACCAAAAAGCATTTTTTCTAACTTTTCAGCAATTTTACGTGCACCTACTTTGCCCCCTTGCAAATCAAGATTTCTGCCATACGTACGTGACATCTGTAAATCTCGTATATCAAAATCCCATAACCAAGAGATTATAGGTATAGGCACTGTACCTGGTTTAACGGCTTGCTTATCTTTGTCTCTTTCTGTTTTAAAATTCATCGATACATCTGCATCGTGTCCATCAGCTATTTTTAAATATTTGTATTCCTCTGCTGCAAAAGGATTAGATAAATTATATACTAATCCTTTATCTTTTAATAGTTTTATATTAGTTGCTCTTGCAGCTGCCACTTCACGCAAGGTTTTATCAATTTCTGTCCACTCCTCAGGCGTGAAGATAGCTGTCGCATTGGTTTGTAAAGTTTTGTAATTTTTGCTATCTTTATAATCGCCGGTACCTTTGTAAACAGAAATTTTTGATTTGCCGTCTACATCTATAAAAGGTCTGCTCTTACACACCCCGTTGATGTCTGTAAACAAATTTTCTAAATTAATTTCCATATTTTTTACTCCTTTCTTTTTTTATGCTATTAAAACTTTTGCAAAATATGCGGTTGAATTATCAGCCATAGTTACTGCTGTTGCTGCTGTCAAAGCCACAGCCACAACGCCTAACCCAGTATCAGGAGGTGTAGAAGTAGTGTCTATTTTACTTAATATACCACTCCCATTACATACCAACCTATCTCCTAATGCCACTCCAGAAGCTACTTGCACGTATACAACGTCACCTGCATTAGCAAAATAAACCTCTGCAGTGTTGCCAGCAACATACCCGTCCATTATTGTTTTCCCAAAAGCTTCATATTCCATTGCAAAAGCAGTGCTTTGCAAATTTCCCCCATTTGTGTTTTTTTGTATTTTTACTATCCCGCCATCAACCACGAAATCTATTAACATTCCTGGTTGTATAGCTTCTTTGCATAAAAACACACTCTTTATACCTTTCCCTTTTAATACAATTGTATTTTTCATATTTACCTCCTTTTTATTTACAATGTTAATACTTTTGTTTCAATTGTTGCAGTAGTCGAATTAGCTACATAGTTAGCTTGCTCGGTTTCATTTTCTTTGCTAACATTAGCTTTTTGATCTACTTCTACCTTTTTAGCTACATTGTTAATAGCTTCTGCAATTTTTTCCAACTGCGACACACACTCTTTTTCAAGCTCTTTCCTGTCCCATTTAGGATTTGCATTTACTATAACATCTATTAGCTCTTTCTTCTTATTTTCCAACAAGGACAACGCTTGCGTTACTATACTTTTGTCCTTCTCTTCGAGCTTTTCTATAAGCTCGTTTAATGTTAATTTTTTTTCTTCTTCCATTTCTTCCATTTTTTTATTGTTATTGTTATTTATATTATTAGCAAGTTGCTGATTATTTCTAATACCACAACCTGCTTTATAACTACATGCTCCAGTCAGCTCCCCTAAAATAGCCAAGTGGTCTGGTTCATAATTCTGAACTATGCCGATGTATTTTTTATCATTATAAACACCTTCTGTATTTTCAATTTCGCTATAAATACCAACACTAACTTCTATGTTATAATTTTTATTAATTAAATCGTGTAAATGTACATATTTATTTTGTAATAAAGCACTGTCTATATATGCGTAACCTTGTAATGCTTGTTTTTGCTCGTTGTAGCTTACATTGTCTAAAAAACCTAAAACATCAGTGCCATTGTCTTTGACACTTACATACTCGTTATTCAACGTCGGGTGCATGTAAGTAATAGGTATCTTATTAAATTTTTCTGCATAATCTTTGAATATATCTGCTTTGTGTAATAGAGCACCTGCACTGCCTTCTAATATTCCTTCTTTTAGAAATACAACGGGTAATTTGATGTAATCTTTGCCATTTATTTCTACATGTTCAGTTGTAAATTCGTTTGCAATTTGCTCTATATCTGTCCGTGCTGCTTCAAAAGTTTGTCCATCGTGATTTTTACAGTGCTCCCTAGCTTGTGCTTCTGACCATACGTCTTTTGGGTATCTATAAGCTTGCACTTCACTGCCACCGTCTTTGAAAAAACCAATTATAGCATAGTATTTTTTGCCTTCATGTTCTAATTCTTTTCTTGCAAAACGTTCATATCTACCTGGCTCTTGCACCCTGCAAGCGTGCTCATTTAGATACGGCTGAACTATAAATATTTTATCCATACATATAATTTTTACAAATTTATAAAATTTTTTTCATATAGTATATTTTTTGCAAATTTATATATTTTTTTTCATATAGTATACTTTTTTAAAAATTTTTTTAAAATAATGCTCCTAACAATATTATACAGTAGATAATTATTATCACTAAAAATATTAATGCTATTATGCCACAACCTGTACTCTGCATATTTTTAGCCACCTTATCTACTTTTTCCTGCTTTTCTTTAATTTCTTCGTTTTCCATATTTTTATGTTTTTAAAATTACTTTATAATCGGCACAAACGTACAACGGCATTGCGGATGTACGGGTATTAAAGCTCTTATTTCCTCTAACGTAAAAGTTTGCATGTGCATGTTAGCACACGTATCACAAACTCTATTATCGTAGCCAGCTATGTATTCTGCGTAAATCTGTCCTTCTTTATAGCCCATACGTAAACATTCCTCTACTGCACCATTTATATGAGCTGCTATGCACTCTGTCCTTGCCAGCAAACTAGCTCGTCGTTTAGTACTAATAGTTCTGCCAAGTTTATCTTTTATAGCAATATCAGTCATTTTGCCTTTTTCAATCAACTCTACCATATTTTTTGCAATCTCACGTGGCCACAAGCCGTTTGCAAAGCTCTCAGCCAAGAATTTAGATATCTCTTTGCTCATATCAGCTGTTATGCCTTTCAAATTCTCGTAATTTCGCAAAAACATTTGTGCAACTCTATTTAAATGTACAGGGGTGTGCATAACTGCGTCCAAATCTCTAAAATCATAAACGCCTTGCTGTTTTAAATCAAATCGTATGTCTTGCACACCACGTTGATAACTTTCAAATATGTAAACATTCCCCCAAAATTCATTCACTTCTCCAACATCTGCCATTACTCCTAATCTTAACAAGTCTTCATTTATCAAACTATTTAGCCACTCTATAAACGCTTGTATCTTTTTAGTATTAGTATCAAAGCTAAAAGCCCTCTGCGGTGGTGGTGTAAGTTGCATAATTGCAAATTGTTCATTTAAACCAAAAACATCTCTATCAACTATAGCATATTTTATTATTTTTTCTATATCAGTAATTTTTTTTAGCAAAGCTCGTTCGTATTTTAGTTGCAAACGCAAGATGTTCGCTGGGTCTTGCGGTTTTTTAATATGCGTTTTAAAGCCATTTACAACTATGTTACTCATTTTCTAAATCTTTTTCTTTGCTAAAAATAACTTTGTTAATATTTTGTAAATCATTAGTAATCTCCTCAATTTGTGCATCGGTGAAACCTAAAACAATTCGCATAAACGTCTCTTTCGGCATAAATTCTTCGTTGTAAGGATTTGCAGTAAATGTATTTATCGCTTGTGCAAGTTTCAATGCACGTTCGGTTCTTTAATTTATATCTTCGTCATATACACTCTGCCACTCTATCGTGTAATCAGTGTGTTTTATTGTTCCTATTTCTATTAGTCTTGCCATTAGTTTATTCAAAATTTCGGGTTCAGCAAAAGCTTTCCTTCGTGCCCAGATAACTTCATTGAACGCTTCTTTATCTTGCGTGCTAGCTAATTCGCCTCGTTCACTACCAAATAAAATACGTTTAGGTATGCCTGTGAGTGCTGATATAATTTGGAATTGCACGTCTGCAAAGTTAGTAGGGTCAGCTATTTGCTGTTGCAAGCTTTCTATTTTGTCAACATACTGCGTTGCTATAAACCTACGCAAGTTATGTTCAAATTTTGTTAAGCTTTGCTCAAGTTTGTTAGCAATTTCGTTATCGTCAGCATAAGCTTCATTACTAATATTAACGTGGTAACCAGGTCTAGCTCCACGCCAGAACATTTCTGCTGAAGCACCAATAATTTTATCCAAATCTTCTAACCTGTGGTATATTGGCAATAGAAATGGTACACCTCTCAATTCATCATCTAATGCGTCATAGACAACGTGTATAATGCGTGTGTAATGAACTTGCAAAGTTATAGTAGTGTTATTGTTAGTTATCTTAACATTATAAAATAAAGGTAAACCATAACGCTCATTATTGCTGTTATTCTCATATATACTTATTTCGCAATTAGCTTGCGAGAGTGGTGTAACGTAAAGCAATTTACTATTTTTATTAACAGCTTTTTTGAAATCTTCATTACTTTTTACATCGTTAAAACCTAATAGCAGACACGCATATTCGCCTATCATTGACAATTTATCTAACTGTAATAACTTCTTTTGTAATCGTAACGTTTTATTTAATTCATTCCAAACTTTATAAAGTGAATTTTGCTCGTTATCTTGCTCTGTAATATTATAAATACTAACATCACCTCGCCACGTATAATTACATAGTTTGTCAATTATTGCTTTCGCAATATCATGCTGTCTGTATCTTGCGTAAAAATCATTAAAACCTGGATTTAAATTATAACCAAGTGATTTGTATACATCTCTATCACCACCATACTGCAAAAATAAGTTTGCGAAATCAAGTCTTGACAAATCCTCTTGCAAAGCTGATATTCGTTTATTTAGTTTCTCGTAACTTTGTAATATATCTTGTTTTTTCATAACATCTTAATTTTTTGCTAATTTATATAATTTTTTTAACATAACTAATAATTTAAAACTTTTGCTTTATTTCCTTTTGCTAACATATTAAAAGCACCACTGCTTGCATCAACTTGGTCTTTAAACTTGCCAAACGGAAAATACTCAAGCTCCCTTTTATATTCTGCATTCCAACCACCTCTTAGCATATATACATTGCCTGCATTTAGTTGCACTGCGAAAGTATCTGCCCTTTTTATTTTATCTCCTGTCGGTCTATCTGCTATACATCTAAAACCTGCAAGGTTTCTTATAGTAGCTTCTGCACTTTCTTTTCCACCACTACCTGGCTCTTGCTCAATGTAAATAATAGTATCTGTTCCATCTCCTATAGCTACTTGCTTTATTATTTTTTCCCTTTCGCTTGCTTCCCATTGCCCTCTAACAACATCTAATATGTAAAATCGATTATCAAGCGTTTTAGCCATCTTTACTCCTACAGTGTAACAACCAGCTTCATGTGTACCTGCTTTGTCCCAATATCTAATAATTTGCACAGCATTTAGTTCATTAAATGTATCTATTGTTATAAGTTTATCTATATTAAAAAAACCTCCATTTCGTGGAACTACAGTCTGTAAATACTGCATTGCATATGCATAATCTCCCATCTCTTTTCTTTTTTGCTCTAATATTTCATTTGAAAGCCGTTGAGTGTCTAACAAACCATCAATATAATATTTTTTTAATTCTAAAGGCTTTGGTAAATTCTTTTCATCAATCTCTGCAGGTAAACATATATGCTTTATTTTGCCTGCATTTTTACTTAACATATAACCTGTGGGGTCATTTTCGTGTAATCTTTGCATAACTAAAATAACTACACTTACCTTGCTATCTACTTTCCTGCTATATAAAACATTATCTAACCATTCGTTTGAATTTCTAACCATAACATCAGATAGGCTATCAGTTGGATTTAGTGGGTCATCAAGGTTTATAAAATGTCCGTGAATACCACCTATTGTACCTCCTGTACTCGTCGCATATCTAAAACCTCCAATCTCCTTTCCTTTCTGTATTCTAAAATACTGCTTTGTATCACTGTCTTCTTTGATATTTATATCATAAAAATAAGTTTGAAATTTTTCGGAACGCATTATATCTCTGCATTTTTCGCTAATAGCAGTAGATAATTGGTGGCTATAGCTAATATTAATGAATTGCAATGTAAAATCATTTATCCAGCACCACAACGGAAAATATATATTAACGATAGATGTTTTTGATGATGAAGGTGGCATATTTATAATTAAATCATACAACTTTTGCTCACGTTTAAATACACGCTCGGCAACGCTTTGTAATTCGTCGCAAAGGTATTTTATATGCCAATTATCTACTAACTCCTCGTGATTTATAGTGTCCCAAAAGAATTTAAAAAACTCGTAAAAACTCGATTTTAGCAGTAATCTCTTAACTGCTATATCTGTAGCTATCAAGTCTTTTGTTTTAATGTTCATTCTTTTATCTTTTCTAACAAAGCATTTAATTGCTTTATCTCTTCATCATTTAGCTTGCTTAAATTACCTTCTATCTTTGTAACTTTTTGATAGTCAATTTTGCCAGAAGCTTTTAAATCTATATTTTGCTGATTAAGAGCTAATCTATCTTCGTCGTTGCCATATAGTTTCAATGCAGCAATAATAGCAGTTGGGTTGTCATTATCAACAAGTTTTTTTCGTAATGTATTTGCTACGCCTTCTCTCTCTTTTTTAAGAGCTTCGGTTATTTCGTAATATTCTTTACTATCTACTTTGATTTTTTTATAAAAAGTATCAAGATGGCAATCTAATAAATGTAAAAGTCCAGTTAGGTTAGAGGGTTTATACCTTTTTATTTTATCCATTGCGTCGGCATAAATTTTAGCCTTCGTATATCTTTCTTTATTTGCCATAATATATTATTTTAAAATGGAATATCTAATTTAAAATGTACATCACTTTGTTTTTTTATCTTTTTTCTATTCTGTATATTAGTACTGCTAAATTTTTTTCTTTTAATAGCATCACCATATAAAAATCTAAGCTTTGCATACTGCTTTTGAATTTCATCTTTGTTTCTTTTATAAGCAAGTCCACCTTCACTTATATACTTTGCCTTGAAACTAAATCTTGTATCAATAAAACACTTTCTATATAAATAAGCATTTTGCAAAGATAAATAAAAATCATTTAATATCTCAAAATCACTGCTAAAGTCAAATTTATGTCCTTTTATTAATCCAAAAGCTCTACCTTGTACATATCCTGACAACGAAAAAGGTTTATTCGGTTTATAGTGAAAAGGTGCCATTGCGTCAGAAAAACCAAATATTTTTACATCTAATAATTTTGCTATACAATAAGCATTTTGTATAACATCGTAAGTTTCGTCTTTTGTTAATTTATTTCTATCATTTATTTTTTTATAATTTGCCTGTACTGCGTATATATCATCATTTAATATACATACATTGCCGAAATAATCACTGCAAAATTTTATATTATTCATTATTCCAAGTTCGTCAGGGCCTGCTATAACTTCTATATCTTTATTATACTCTTTGTAAATATCATAATCTTTTTTACAAACAACTATTTTGCAATTTGCAACATGTTTTTTAGTAATAACATTGTCAGCCCTGCCGTGACTAATAATAACAACCTCGCATTTATCCATTTTTCTTAATTTTTTCTATAATTTCAATAAAATCAGAACCGCTAATAACAGAATTATCACTAACTATTTTGCCATTTTTATAACTTTTAGCTTTATTTATTCCTAAATTCTCAATAATAAATTTATAATCCATTTCATTGTCACAAACTATAATAACAGCATTATATTTTTCGTTATATTCTGGAATAATCGGATATTTGCAGTTATAATTATTAAAATCCTCAGCTTCTTGAAATTCATTTTTCTTGACATTTAAATCCCACTCATTTAGCAAATCAATGTCCCAAGTTTGTAGTAAATCTACGTCCCACTCACCATAGTTATTATTATCTTTTATAATAAATTCTTTCTTTTGTAAGTCGGTTAAACCCTTTACTATACGTATTGGAATTGTTTTTTCTCCAAGCTCTTTCAATGCTCTGTAACGCAT